CGCGCGGAAGAGCAGAAACTCTGGCGCGACTGGCGCATGGCCCCGTGGGTGTTCGCTCTGACCCTGGTCTCAGCCATCATCGGCGGCTTTATCGCCCGCCATCTTTGATCAGGACACTTGCCGTGAACAACGAAGGTGATGAGGTAGCAGCGTTTGTCGCCGACATTGAGGGTATGGACGCACAAATAGACCTATTAGAGAGCCAAAAAAGAGAAAGGTTGGCAGCCTTTGCATTGACCGCACGCACGATAAAAGACAGCAACGCCGAGTTCGATTTTCTATATTGGACACTCCTGAGCGTGCAGCCATCTTTGCTCGCTAAAGCCTTCGGTCGGCATTTGAAATCGTTCAAAATAGCCCCGATAGGCACCGGCATACCATGTGAAGACTGCGGCATAGAGATGATGGCTGATAGTCGCTCTAGGCTTTACACAATACATGCGTGGCTGGTTCAAGGCGTCGCGTGCCGATGTCCCGCCTGCTGGCAGACACGCAGCGGTCAAAGAAGTGTGGCGGACCAACAAGCAGAGTGGTGGAGGCGCCAGAACGAGCTACGATCAATGCTTTATAGCGAGTATCTCAGAACGCCTGAGTGGAGAGATAAACGCAAGTCCGCTCTTAGTCGGGCATTATATCGCTGCCAGCTATGCAACGTTAACGGAAATGACGAAAACGTCATTCTGCAGGTTCATCACCGGACTTACGAAAACCTAGGAAGAGAACTGTCAAGTGATCTCATTGTTTTATGCAAACCATGCCATTATCGCCACCATCGGCACTTCGATCCAGCCTAGGTCATTGGTTCATCTCCAATCCGCATTGGCGCACATCCGCCAGATTCTGGCTAGTCCTGTCACTGGCGCTTTCCCATGCAGATAATCGTGGATGCTCTGCTGGGGCTGGTCTTATCGCCCTTTCTCATTCTGCTCATTGTGCTGACCTATAAAATCCTTCGGCTGTTTGTGCGGGATGTGCTTGGCATCAAAGACCCGCCGGTTGGACCTTAAGGACTTGGCCTCATCAGAACATTACGTCTGCGCCGATCCTCTTCTTCGGCCGCCGTGATGATCCCCGCCGCGACCCGCGGATCGACATTCCGAGCCAACTGATTCGATAGGTACTCCTGTCCCGGCCTGTAGTTCGTGCCCGGAATACGACCGCGCATGAGGGTACTGACTGCCCACGGCATCGCGGCTGGCACTGCAGCGCCCAACATCGCGCCTTCCGTGCCATACGCTGCCGCCCCCGCCCCCGCCGTAAAGATGGGGGAACCAGCCAGAAGTTTGTTGATCATGGTTCCTTGCGGTGTGCCGCTGTCAGGCGGGCGACGGAGCACACTCTGGCCTGCGCGGGCAAAGTCGTTGAGATCGCCATAACCTGCCGCATAAGCATCGGTGCCCAACGAACGTTTGATGGCGCCCCGCAGGTGAAGCAATGAGATGTTGCCCTCTGCTGTGCTCTCTCCAGCAGCACCCATCGCATCCTGAATAACCTTGCCGTTCGCATAGTAGCGGTTCAACTCCCGCCAGCGCGCCGCATCCTCCGGTTTCATCGAGGCTTCCATCTGCTGGCGCAGCATGTCGCGCACCTTGATCATGCTGCCTCGCGCGGTGCCATCCGAGGATGAGATCGCTTCGCGCAACTCACTCATAAGCGTCTGAAAATGCGGGCCAGCCAGGACAGGGTTACCGGACGCATCCAGCGTGATCATGTCGCGCAATTGGTCGAGCCTCGCCCCGATCTCCTGCGCGGCCTCGGTCTTCATGTAGCGCAGGCCCTGCCTGACCTGTCCTAGTTGCTGGATAAATGGCGCAGGAAGCTGCATGTTGTTGTTAGCGGCCAAGTTGCCAATCTCGCCGCCCAACGTATCCAGGTGCGTATTCAATACGTCAGGCGTCAGCGTATCAGAGTTAAGCCCGGCCTTGCTGGCAACCGCCTGATTGACGGCGGCCCGCTGTCTCTGCACGTCGCCGGCAATACCACCAGCAGCACCTGGTGTCTGGCCAAGCACCTGTTCGGTTTTAATGAGCGGTTTGCTGCCTGTGCGCTCGCCGGCCGTCAGCGGCACGCCCTCGGCCTCAAGCTCTCCGACCAGACGCTGACGCTCTGGCGTGGTCACTGTGCGAACCGGCGTCACAGCGCGGCCCGTCATCCAACTGCCGGCCACATTGCCAAGCATCTCGACACCCGGCGCCGCCCACTCCGGCACAGAGCGCCCTGCCACGTCCCCTGCCAACGCTCCACCGCCAGCAACCAGGGCCGCGCCAGGACCGCCGGCGCCACCAGCCACACCAGCGGCCGTCACCTTCCGGGCAATCTGTTCAGCCGGCGTATTGGCCTGTACGTCAGCCACCTTCGTCCCCGGAAGCGCTTGGTCGATTGTGCCGACCACATGCGATGCTACCGGCCGTTGCTCCGGTGGTGTCGGTGTCTGCCCATAGAGATCGGCCCGCTGCTCCGGCGTCATTGGAGGGTAGCCGAACACATGCGCGCCTGCATCGTACAGCGTGCCCCCAACTCTGGCGACGGTAGGCCCGATCACTGTGCCAAACGGATCGGTGACCACATTGAGGATCGAAGTGCCACCCTCGACCGCACCGGCCGCCACGTTCTTGGCAACACTGCGCGCTGTTGTAGTGGGCGATTGACTAGAGGCGCCGAACACCTCGGCATCGGATAATTCGCGCTGCGCCATATTATTCCCCCGCCGGCAGCCAGCCGGTGCCTGTCCATTTCATCGGGCCTTTGGGTGTCGGATAAACCGTGCCGGCCTTTCGCTGCTCCGGCGGCGGTACGGGTTCCGACTCCGGCTGCGCCCTATCGAAGCGGGTGACGATGTTGGCCGGGTTGAGACCGTTCTGCTTCGCCAGATTAGTGTACTGATCAGCAATCTGATTGTGGTTGCGTAACTGCGTGTTGTAGAGATTGCGTGCCTCGCGCATGAAATCCTGGCGCAAACTGTCGGGCAGACGCTCTCCGCTCAACACACGGCCGACGGCACCCTGGACGCGTTCGCCGAAACTGCCACTGGCAGCGGCAGTGGCAAACTCGCTCTCACGCACCACGCTGGTCGGGTCGAGCAGTCGCACGTAACTGTAGAGCAGCGACATATCGCCAGCGCCGGATGGCTTTTCCGCCGATTGCCGCATGTTTTCGTAGCTGTTCTGCACCACGCGAAAGTCGGCCGTCAGCTTCTGGAACTCATCACGTAGCTTATCTGCCTGCTGGAACTGCTGGCTTGATCCAGGCGTCACTGTCGGCGGTTTGACGGCACCTCCATCACCTCCCGGCGACTTAAACATAGACATGTCGCGCGCGATTGTGTTGCCGGTCGATGACTCCTTCCATGCCTGCCGCGTATAGGCGTTACGGTATTCGACCGTGTTTGGATCACCTCCAGGCTGGCTGCCGGTGATGAGGATATTCATATCAGCGGCCTCTGGCGTGTTGCCGGGATACGGCCTGTTGGCCTCGACCATCTTCTGGTCGAACTCTTTCTGTGCGCGCTGCTCCGCCTGCTGCGCGATCCGTATCCGCTCCGCCTCGTTGGCCGCCGTCCGTGCGGCAGTGTCTTCCTGTCGCTCCTCGCCCCGCGCTGCCCGAGCCGCTGTCTGTTGCTGGTTCTGCCAGGTGTTAACGTCGCGCTCGTATTGCCGCTGCTCCGTCTCGTTCTGCTGCTTGAGCTGCTCCACCTTCGCCGTCCAGTTCGCGCGTCCTTCGCGGGTCCGCGCCGCCGAGGGCAGCAGCGCATCCATCGACCGCTGCTGGTCGGTCGTCAGCCCGTTGGCATTGACCGGCTTCGGTGGTGTGAACGGTGGTGCCGCAGCGGCTGGGGCGGTCGCTGGAGGCGCTGGGACAGCCGGAGCACCCGGAGAGCCACCCGCCGCCGCTGTAGTCCCAGGCGTGGCCAGGCCGCCCGCATTCGGCGTGCCGACCGTGCCATCCGGGTTGCGCACCAAGCCCTGCCCGCCAGGGATCGCTGGCGTCACCGGGACAGCGGGAGCACCAGTGCCGCCTGTGGGCGGCGGGACGGGCACGAGCGATGCCGTCTGATAGGGCGCAGGCGTGCCCGCAGGCGGGCCTCCTGGAGCGCCTGGCGTCGGCCTGACGGTCGCCAGTTGATACTGCCCCTGCTCGTCCCGCACCCAGTCCCGCGAACCCTTCTCCCAGGGCTTGGAGCCGTATTTGCCGTAGACCGCATCGAACACCCTGTCCTGCACCGCCTCGGGCGCCTCGCGCGCGGTCGGGTATTGTGCCGGATCGAGGCCGGCAAGTTGCATGCCTTCGCGCCAGGTGCTGTTGACGAACTGATATTTGCCGGAGGCGGTGGCGCCGCGCGCATAGGCGGACGGGTCTTGTCGCGCGACGTAGTTGAGCGCGGTCGGATCGCCGCCTGATTCCTGCGCCACGATCTGCCGCCGCGCCGTTTCCCGGTCGGTCGAGAAACCGCCACCCGCCGCTGGCGCTGCACCTGGTGCTGGTGCTGCCGCGACAGGACGCTGAGCATTCGCCCAGGCGCGTCCCTCGCCGATCTCCATCAGCTCCTTCGAGGGAGTGCCCAACTGCGAGAGCAGTTCCATCCGCGCCCGGCCCGGATAGATGCTCGGCGCGTTCTTCGCCAGGTTGATGCCCTGGAGCTGCGACACCGCCTGGCTGTAGCGCTGCGCCTCCTCCTCCGGCGTCTGTGCTCCCAGCACCCAACTGGAGGCCCGCGCGATCATCTCGGTTTCGTGCGCGGCGAGGTTGGCCTGCGTCGTCTGCTGGCTCAGCAGCGCGTTGACGTGCGTGTCGTCCAGCGCCTGCTGTTCCCGCACGCCCTCGCCGGACAGGGCTTTGTAGAGGATATTAGGGCTGCCCCAGGAGCTTACTTGTGTGCCGCTCATCGCTTATCTCATGCGCCTAGTAGGGACTGGGCTCGCCGGTGTAAGACGGCGAGTAAGGGCTGCCGATGGTCGCGTTGTTCGGGAATGTCGATGGCGGCGGCCCTGTGATCCAGTTCTTAAAATCCTTGTTGCTGAACAGGCTGTTGACGGTGTTGCCCAACCCGGCGGCCGTGTTGCCGTAGATGCTACTCTGCGCGTTGGCGCCGCTGATTGCCGTTGATGCTGCTGCATTTGACGTATCGACCCCGCCGGCTGCTGCAGCCTCTCCGAGTTTCGATAGCGCAAATAGTCGGTTGTAGTAGTTGCCGAACTCCTGAGCCGCCAACCCCGAACCGAACGCCTGCTCGGCCTTCATCGTCGCGCCGGATCGCAGCATCGAGTTGGCCGCCGCACCGGCATCCACCGCGCGCAAGCCCTGGTCGAGCTGGAACTGGTATCCGGGCGACTGCTGGAACTGCGCCATTGCCGCAGCCGCCGCGTCCGGGCCTTGCAGACCGAGCAGCGACTGCGTGGCATCGAGCGCCGGCAGCCCGGCCTCGCGATACGGCTGCAGATCCGCGCGCTGCTGCTGAAACTGCTGCTGCGCCTGCGCCTGCCCCTTGCTGGCAGCCTGGCTCTGCAAGATGCCACCACCGATTGCGCCTACGGCTCCAATAGCTGCGCCTGCGACTGCAAAGGGCACTGCTCAGTCCTCCAGTTCCAGGCGCGCTTCCTGCGATACCGCAGGCTCGTCGCCCTCGATGTGATCAGCGTTGTGGATGCACAAGATTACGACGTTATCGCTGAGCGTTAGGAAATTATGCAACGCTCGAGCTGGTATCTTGATCGCACATGGGCCGACAAAATCTCCCAGCATATCGTCGCCACACCACACCCTCACCACGCCTGAGACGATGTAGGAAATATGGCTCCACTCGTGGGCATGTTGCGGGAGCAATGTGCCACGATCAGGTACCTTCCATGTCTTCGCGTATATGCCATCGTAGACCATAAGGCTGACGGTCTCGGGTTGATGCTCGGCCCGCTTCATGGCTCACATCGCATCGAGACGATGCAGCATATCCGGTCGTTCTCGCCGACGTTCTTGATGCTGTGCATCAGCAGGTTGTCGAAGGTCCAACACTCACCTTGGCGCTGTAGACACTGCTCGCCCTCGCACGTTGTCACCGCCTGTCCCGCCAGCGTCACATGCGCTTTCGTCGTGTAGTATTCCGGCGCCCAACTACCGGCGTCACTATGCGGCAGGATCTCGCCACCAGGCGGCAGCTTTGTGATGAGGATCGAGCCGAGTTCCACGGCCTGCACACGGGTCATCAGCGCAAAGACCATCGGTCGCAGTGATGGCAGCGCGTGCCATGCTGGCCAGAATATGTTGCGATGCTCGCTGCGCCGCGCCTCGAGCGTCACCATGTCCTCGGGCATGTAGCGGACGGCGATGTCCACCATCTGGCCGTGTGGCGATCCCTCATACGTGCGCCGCATTGGGTTGCGGTCCCACAGATCGGCGTTGCGCAGCAGATCCAGCAGGACCGGCGTGGTGTCGATGCCCGAGGCTAGTTGCACGAACCTCACCGCATCCGCCTCGCCTGGATCACGCCATCCGCCGACACCGCGCCAGACGAGAAGAAGGCCGCCGCCGACAGAGCGACAGCCGTGCTCGCCGTGACATTCCGCCGCTCGGTGCCGGCCTGCAGCCGCCACACGCCGCTGCCCGCCGGAATCGTCGCGATGATCTCGGTGCCACCCGTGCCGTCAATGCCCACGGCGAAATGCGATGTCGCGGCACCCGAGATATTAAACACCACGCCACCGGTCACATCCCAGTCGCCCGGCGTCAGCGTCAGCGTCGCCACCGTCGCCACACCGCCACTCGACAGCGCCACGCCGCTGCCGCTCGCCGTCAGCACCTCACCGACATTGCCAGCCGGCGCATCGGAGCCATCGGTAATGCCGGCACCGGCGACGATGGTGTTAATGTGGTCGGCGAGTTGCTGGTGGTAATCCGTCCATGCGTTCGAGTGCTGCTGGCCGGTTGCGACATCGACAATCGGCGGCTCGTAGAACGGCGGATCCAGGCGCTTGAGTGGCGGATCAGGCACTGCCACCCACTATCTCTGCATCGACCGCGTACAGCCTCGTCAGCCCGTGAGACGTAAGTCGAAACGTCCTCTGCCGAAAGCTGCCCAGCCGGGTCGTGTAGACACGCCGCCGATACTCACCCGACGCACCCGAGGACATACTGCGCGTGGGCGTCCAGGTGTGCGCGCCGTCGTCCGACCAATCGAGCAGCACCGAGCCGGGCGCTGCACCGCCGGTCTCCATCTCAACCTCCAACCGTGCGCAGAACGCACGATAGGTGCCGGCCCAGAGCGGCGGCAGCGTGGCCTGGCGGATCGTGGTGACACCCGCGTCTGCCGAGACCATGTCCAGCGTGTAGAGCGCGCCTGTGGTGCGGTCACCGAGCACGTGGATGCTGTTGTTGTCCACCGCGGCCGATGCCGCCTGCCACGGCCCGGTGCCGTCGGTGCTGGTGCTGCGCTCGTGCCATGTGCCGGTGCCGGCATCAAACACCAGCGTCCGGTTGTCCGCTGTCGTCAGGCAATAGAACCAGTGCCCGCGATACGGATGCGTCAGCGCATAGAGGCCGACCGTCTGCGTGCCGATGATCGCCTCGATGGCGTGCGTGGAAACGCGCTCCGGGTTATAGCCTTTGCTGCGATACACCAACCCGTCGGTGCCGAGCCACCACACCGAATTGTCCGCGCGGCAGACCGACATCGGCGACGACGAGCCGATCGGCACCACGCCGCCCGACTTATGCCGGAACGGGAAGAACGACATAGCGCCTTCGCCGGTCAGGCCGGACGTGCCTGCATTGTACCAGACCTGGAAGCCGCCATCACCGATGGTCCATAGCTCGCCGCGATGGTTGACGACGCGCCGCACCACGTTGGGCGTCGCATCGGAGTAAGCGAAGTCCAGTGCGTCGAAGTCGTCCGGTGCGTTAAGCCGCGAGATAAACCACATCGCCGTGTTGCCCGGCGCCGAGAAAGCGAAATACCCATCGACGTAAGCAACCGAGGTGGCGCCCGGAAAGTCCGAGTCCACGATCTCGGTAAGCGGATCACCGACATTGTGGCCGCATGCATAGGCTTT